ATGTGGTAAGAACTGCTGGATATACTGGCAGGATTGAAACTCTAGAGCATGGCATTGATTCTGAAATCTTCTACAAGCGCAATAAGCAAAAGTGTAGGGAGATTATCGGTCAGATGAAGAATGATGATTTCATTGTATTCAATGGCAATCGAAATCAGCCACGCAAGAGAATTGATCTAACCATCATGGCATTTGCTAAGTTTGCTGTAGATAAACCTAATACCAAGTTATATCTACACATGGGCATCAAGGATGTTGGATGGGATATTATTCCTCTGTTCAACTACGAAATGGAAAAGAATGGTGCTGATCCAGAAGGAAGACTTTATCTGTCTGGACTAGAAATGACACCAGAAAAGAATAATATTACTCCTGAGGTTCTCAACATCATTTACAATTCTGTTGATGTTGGCATTAATACTTCAGAAGGAGAAGGATGGGGTCTTGTCCCATTCGAACAGGCAGCAGGTGGAACACCACAAGTTCTTCCTAACTATGCTGCGAGTGCCGAACTCTTTGCTGAGTGTGGCGAACTTGCTGATATTTGTTTCATGGGCAAGGATGTACATTATGGTATTGACCGAGCCTATGTTGATATTGACAGTATAGTTGACAAACTAAATAAACTGTATTATGATAAGAAGTACTATGCCAAAAAAGCAAAGGCATGTGCTGCGATGGTGGCTGATCCCAAATATCAATGGGTGAATGTTGCTAAGAAAATGGCAAACTATTTAAATAACATTTGAGGTTACGATGACTCCAGAACAACTGAAAGAAAATTTTACTACACAATTCAACACTGCTATCGAAGATATCAAGAATCTAGAAGCACAACTGATCGCTAAAAAAGAACATGCTCTGAAACTCAAGGGTGCTCTTGAAACTCTTGAACTACTCGGTCAAGAAGATCAAGCACCATTAGTAGTTACTCCAGAAGCAGAATAATATAAATACAGACCTTCCTTATAAATAACAAGGAAGGTCTTTTTTAGTACATGTCCGCAATTACAATTAACTTAGTGATAGAACAGGGTACTGATTTCTCAGCGAGTTTTACCATCAAGAATTCTGATGGTGCTCCAGTGAATCTGTTAGGATTTACTGCGGCTGCTAAACTAAAAACAAGTTATTACACAACAAGTACTCCAATTTCCTTTGGTGTTACTTTTGTAGACAGAAGTAAAGGTATAATTTTACTCAGTTTGGATGACACTGTTACATCTACATTAAAAGCCCGAAGATATGTTTATGATATTGTCTTGATTTCCCCCAGTGGAGTTAAGACTAGGTTCATCGAAGGAATCGCAACAGTAACTCCAGGAGTGACAGTATAGTGGCAAATTACGAAATTAACACTACAAATTTTACTGTTACTCAGGGAACTCCAGAAGACTATAGTATTGGTCTAAATTATGAGGCACCTGTAAAAGGTATTCAGTATCAGAATCTAATTCTTGATGACCTTACCTCTCAGTTTGATTGTGCCAGAACTGTTTTTAACTTGACTACTTCTGGAACACCTTATCAACCTCTGAATGATCAACAACTAATCATCTCGGTTGATAATACTATTTTACAACCAGGAGTTGGATACACTGTATCTGGTGATCAAATTGTTTTCGCAACTCCTCCTTGTAATGTACCATTCTTCGGTATTGCTCTTGCTAATACCGCTGATCTAACTAGAACAATTAACTATGTTGTGGACAATGGTTCACGACCCATGACTAATGGCAATAAAGGTTATCTGACAATTGATGTCACTGGTGTGATTGAATCATGGATTTTAGTTGCTGATGCTATCGGTACATTAGAGGTTGATATAAGAAAATGTACATTTGCTGACTATCCAAATGTAACTTCTATTTGTGGGGGCAATACCCCACAGTTAAATGGTGTAGAAAAAAATTCCGACGCCACTTTATCTGGTTGGAATACCACCCTAAATGCTGGTGATATCATACAATATGAAGTTATAAATACTTCGGTATCGCTCAGTAATTTTGCTATCGCTTTGAAAGTAAAATTATAAATATAAACAGATAAAACAAAATTCCCTGGAGGAACATTTAAATGGCACTTTTAGTACCAAATATTGGTGAGGTAGAGTCACTTCGCTATCTGCTTAACTCAACTCATCAAATCCCTAGAAATTTAATTCTGAAGCTCTTCACCTCAAACACTGATCCTGCCGAGGGTGATGTACCTTCAGAGACTGCTTATTTTGAGCCTTATGCTGACGGCAACCAGAATAATTATGGTACTGCTCCTGTTACCGATTATCCTAATTGTGTAAATAATAGAACCGATCAGGATTATACTGATAACTATGGTATTCTTCTGAATGGTAACCGCTGGGCTATCACAACTGCTGGTGATCCTGTTGCTTCTGCTACTGGAACTGGTGCTGCTGGTGAGTATACAATTACAGTATCAAGCACAACTGGTACAATCAGCGTAGGTAACCTTGTTGCTGGCACAGGTATTGGATCAGGCGCTAAAGTTTCCAGAGTTTCTGGAAACCTCGTAGTCCTGACAGTTGCTAACGCTGGTGCTGTTTCAGGTACAGTCAACTTTAGTGGTGGTGTTACAACTGCCACTTATCCAGAACAAACATTTACATTCTCAGCTGCTGCTGGTAATGTTTATGGTTACTACCTGACCCGTGCTAACAACATGCCTGTTTCGATCCAGGGTGTAGTTGACGCTGCTGGTGCTTCTGCTGGTACTACCTTAACAAAGGGTGATAACACAGATACTTGTGTAGGTATTATTGGTAACTCATACATCATCCTTCCTAATGTCGCTGCCGTTATGGATGACATTACAGTTGGCATGAAAGTAACTGGAAACAATGGTGTTGCTGCTGGCACAGTAATCATCGGTATCGACTACGCTACCAGAACGATTTATCTGAACAATGCTCTGATCGACAACATTCAGCCTGCTACTGACTCCTCAATCACTCTTGAGTACAGCAAAGTAACTGCTACTGCTCATGGTCTGGTAGAAGGTGATGTTATCTACATCGCTCAAGGCACAACAAATACTGGCACAGTTGCTGCTACATACACAGTATTTGATGTTCCTGATGCTAATACCTTCACTACAACTCCTGCTCTTGATGGAACTGGCGACCTGACTCTTTACAGCAGCATCATGTTCGCTGAAAGATTCACCAATGGTCCATACCCAATTCAGAACAACGGTGACCAAATCAAGATCACTCTGAATGTCAGCCTCGACTGATATATAGTATACACTTTCGTTATTCTTTTTTGTGGGGGGATAATATCCCCCCTTTTAATGGAAGGTAGTATTAATGATTACATTCGTTTACGATTCAACAAAAGTAGAATATTTTAATAATGTGGATATGGGAAGCATTACTGATGCTCCCACATCCACTATTGACCGTGGATTGAATTTTGCTGACTTAATCGTAGACCCAAATGAAGATATTAGAGTTACGAGTTCGGATTACATCGTACCTCTTGGTACTGATTTTATTGTAGATGAAATAACTTCAGAAGAAAATTATAACCAAATTGTATTTACCGAAACGACATATCCATTCGGTACTATTAAAGTAGGTAGCAGTACAAATGAATCTGCTACAGTAATCTTTATAGCAAAACCTGAACCAATCGTACTCTACGAAAAAGCGATTGTTGTAAGGAAACAAGCGTGGACTGGTTCTGGTACACTCTTTGAAATTGCCAATGGTCTGGAAAGAAAAGTTGCGCCATACATTGGCGGTTCTGGACCTCTGCGTGTATCTGGTGCCGCTCAGGATAGCGGCACATTTACATTCACAGAAGATTCAATTAAAACCTACGGCAGTAGTATTGACTACGGAACAGTCGATACTGCCGTAGGTTCTTCTATTGATTATGGACAGACTACAGATGTCGTTAATGAAGGAGAAACAAATTATGGAGACATTGTAACTGGTGATGGATTACCTTATGGATTATTCAAACTTAATGGTACTGATGTTGTAAGTAATAGATTTAAACATTATACTGGTTCTGGTTCTCTTCAGATTCGTGGTAGCATTGACGAATCATTTATTGAACCATTCAATCAAATTTATATTGTCAAAACATCTCATCTATTTGAGATTTATAATTACATCATCCCAGACTCATTCACCAGAGCAACTTACATTGCTTCGGGATCTTTATTCAATCTTTCTGGTGGTATTGAATCTAAGGTATATGATTATAACTCAGGATCGGTTGCTGAGTTCGGCGTTGGTGGAGATTATGGTAGCGTAGATACATCTGCTACTTCGACCATTGACTATGGTGCTGTAACAGCATACGCAACCGATGGAGAGGTAGATAATGGTCAGGTAGTAATTACTGACATTACATATCCCCTCACAGGTCTATTTAAGATCACTGGTGGTGATAGCGCACATTCAAGAACCTACGGAGAGGTCGGTTCTGGTAATCTCACGACATATAAAGGTCAAGCAGTTGTCAATGCTGGTCAAGCAAGCGACTTTGCCTTCCTGCCCCACTG